CTCATGTCTGGTGTCATGACAGCATCCACGTCAAACCACAGTTTCGCTATCGCCGAAGCAGCCCCAGTCACGGAGGATATCGGCTCCTCTGCGGCCTGTATCAGCGCCGGGGGCGTCGATAGCAACGATGCGAGCGATGAGATCGTGTGGCGACTCGAGAATGTAGCACGGCTCACGAGGGAGGCAACGGAGGTACTCGCGGAGGTCGCCCAATTCGACAGGGGAAATTCCGTAGCGCTCCTGAAAGGCGACCTCAAAATTGAATCCGTCGACGTCCAGTGGGCCAGCCGCTTTGTAGCGCAGGACATCGTATTCAACACGGCCTCGCGGTATGAGGTGGGGCCGATAGTATTCGTCGTACACCGGCACGCCCCCGAGCATGCTGAGCATGCCGCAGGCGATGGTATGTCGCCGCTGGGCGAACTTACGGGGCGGTGGTGGCGCCACTGACCACCACTGGCGGGCGAAGAGTCGGCCGAGCAGCGGCACATAGAGATGCCGGCTGCCGTCCCACAGCCAGGTTGAGCTGGCGTAGGTGGCATGAGCGAAGTTAACCGGTACGGTATACGTGGGTAAGATGCCGTAGGCACGTTCGCGGGCGGCGAGTGCGTCGAAGTCGGGCTGACCTTCAACAGCTGCCAGTAGGTCGTCACCGATTGCGATAATGCTGCCACGCATCCCGCAGTCCCGCATGGAGTTGGCAGCGACAAGGAGGTTAACCAACGAGTTGCCGCTCGTTGTATCGTTGTGGCCGGACTTGACCGCTCCACAACTGATATACCGTAAAAAGGTGTCGTTGTATCTGAACCGGCCCCGCCCAGTGTAATCAGCGCGAACGCGTTTCGCGAAGCCCGGATCACACGCCTCCATGAAGCGCCACTTCGCTGAGTGGTGGACCAGTTGCATGGTTGAGTCCCACCTCTCACCGTCGCGCTCATAGAGCCGCCAGCCGACATGTAGGTCGGCCCAGAACCCGAGTCGTTGGGCGCTCCAACCAGAGGTACCGGCAATGTAAATGCCAGGATACAACTCATAGCCGCGCAGATCGCCACCACCCGCAACGTTGAACAGAGCCTTCTGGAAGGCCACATGTTCCATCGCGTAGTGGGCCTGCGTGCGCAGGTTGCGATACGCCTGTATAAGGCGTGCGCGCTTCGGGTACTTATGGGCGACTTCGCGCTTGATCGTGGCCTCAAGCCGGCCAAATTCCAGCTCATCAAGGTGTTCGCTGCGTAGAATTGCGACGCGCTTATGGAGAGGCCACTTTGCAAGCCACTCTTCACGATCGCCAGTATAACTGAGTCGGTAAGCGCGCACAACAGCGTCAAGGAAATCGCTAGTATAGGGCAGTTCGAGTGGGCCAACTGGAAACTCGCATAAATGGCGTAGATACAAAGCGTTGTGCGCGTTGCATACACAAGAGCGACAGACATAGGCGACGGCGGCAACGGGGCCGATAGCAGTGGCTCCGCGTTGGCCGCACTTGTTGCAACTAACTTGTGCTGGGAGGGCGTCGACGGAGTGGCCGCGGCCCAGTACGGCGCCGACCGCTCGACCGAGGCAGACGGTTGGCGTGGGCTCCCGGATAACCAAAGACGCGTAAAATACGCGGCACACGCCCCGCCGCAAAAACCCGTGACGACCACGAGAGCGAGGAGAGCAACCCCAAGAAACGGGGCGAGCCAGAAAGCTGGGAGGGTGGCGACGCGGACAACGAGGGCAGCGAACCCGGCAGCCGCAACGCCACACGTACGCGGCAGGTGGCGATCCGAGAAGAGACCTGCGGCGAGGAGCGCCGCATAGGTGTTGATCCAA